AAAAAGGTGAATGGACTTTAGAATCGAAATATAATATAGGAAAAAAGAAAGTCTAGTAAACCGTATATAATTCAGAGGGTTCTCACACCCTCTTTTTTATGCTAATATGTTTAAATAATAATGTGATGCCTAACGGGTCACATCAACTTATGTCGCTTTAAGGAGGACACAATCATGGTAGACTTTAATATCTACAGCCCATTTTCAATTGGATTCGATGAAACATTCAGTAGACTTGAAGCTCTTGCAGGAGCTGGAACAAATTATCCACCATACAATGTCGTTAACGGACGTGATGGCAGAACCACTCTTGAAATCGCTCTTGCTGGATTTTCGAGCGAGGATATCGGAGTGGCAACAGAACGAAATGTTCTAACTGTTACTGCAAAGAAAAAGAAAGAAGAAAAAAACTATGCCCACCAAGGTATTTCAAACAGATCATTTTCTAAAAACTGGCAACTAGGATCTGACGTCGTGGTCGAGAACGTTACATATGTTGACGGACTATTGACCGTTGATCTAGTCAAAGAATTACCTGATAAAGAGAAACGAAAAGTATGGTATGGTGAGGCAGCATAACAATTTAAAAGCGAGGCTTGCACGTCTCGCTTTTTTGGTGTATAATAAAATATGGTTTGAGGAAAAAGCATGAGTATCAAAATCTGTGTGCTTTCGGACGGAGTGAGAGTGATAGGTGATTTCTATGAAGTCACTTCTACGTTTAAAAAGGTTGTTGGTTATGCAATAGTCCATCCTCAAATCATTTCCATGACCAGAACTGTTCCTTCTTCAATGGTTACACAAACCAATGAACCACAGTTCAATGTTCAATTTTCACCATGGAATCCATTTGCAAAAAACCAGTTCTTTAGATTGAACATGGATAGAGTTGTAAGTGTGAGTGATGCTCGTGAAGATATTTTACAAATCTATAAGGAACAGTTCTATGTGGAAAATTATCTAGACGATCTAATACCTGACGAACCTTTGGAGAGAATTATCTATGACGATTCAAGTCGTTAATATGAAATACACAGGGCAGTTGATCATTACTGATCTTGCTAATGTGTGGGAAAGTGAAGAGGCAAAAAACGAAGGAAAACCACCTGTGTGTTTTTCTTTTGCTAGACCTTATGTACTAGAGATAGACAGTTTGACTGATGAGGGTTATAATCTTCGTATGAGCAAGTGGAATCCTTACACGGATGAAGCAATGTTCCAGGTTGGTTTTGATTTAGTCACTACTATTAGTGAACCTAAAGCAGCAATCATTGAAGCATATAATAATCGTCTTACACAAGACTCAAAAGATAGTACACCAGACTCTCTAAAAGATGGAAAAGAAACTACTAAAGATTCAGAGTGAACCTTGGATAATTGCCGAGGTAGAAGCGGTTGAAGATGCTGTACTGGGAGAACCAGATTGTATTCTTATCAACCCTGTAACAGTTGATGGTGAGAAGTGGCCACAGTATTCTGATGATACTGAGGTTGCTCTTAGATCTTCTGATATAATTGTAATGGTTAATGCTTCTAAGGAAGCATCTAAGAAGAATTTGATTGAATGAAATTTTACACAAACGTTGAACAAGCAGGAAATAATCTGCTAGTACGCGGATATGAAGGTGGGCAGGCATTTAGTTACAAGGTTAAGTTTAACCCTACACTATACCTGCCCTCTTCTAATTTCTCTAAGTGGAGAACACTAGAGGGAGAGTGTGTGCAACCAATGAAGCAAGGAACTATTTCTGATGCAAAAGAAACAGTAGCAAGATACCGTGATGCAACCAACATGCAAGTGTATGGGAACACACGGTATTTGTATCAGTACATTGCTGAAGAATATCCTGCTGATCATGTAATGTTTGATCCCAAACAAATTCGTGTATTCAACATTGATATTGAAACTGCTGCAGAGAATGGATTCCCAGATATTGAAACTGCTGATCAGGAGATCCTTGCTATTTCGCTAAAGGATTCTCACACTGGTCGCATTACAGTTTGGGGTGCTCGTCCATTTAAAAACACAGACAATAAAGTTGACTACTTACACTTTAGAACTGAGTCTGGAATGCTTCAAGCGTTCTTAGAGTATTGGATGAAAAATTATCCTGATGTTATTACTGGTTGGAATGTTCAGCTTTTTGATATTCCCTATATTGCTGGGCGCATTGATAGGGTACTTGGTGATCGCTATACTCGTTTTCTTAGCCCGTGGAATCTTATCTCTAGACGAGAGATTTATATCAAAGGGAGAAAGCAAATTGCCTATGATCTTCCAGGGATTGCTACGTTGGATTATCTGGAACTATACAGAAAGTTTACGTACTCTAATCAAGAGAGTTACAAACTGGACTACATCTGTTCTGTCGAACTCGGGGAGAAAAAACTAGATCACTCTGAGTATGATACGTTCAAAGAGTTCTATGAAAACGACTGGCAAAAGTTTATCGAGTATAACATTCATGACGTACGTCTGGTTGATAAACTTGACGGTAAAATGAAGTTACTTGACCTAGCATTTACAATGGCGTATGATGCTAAGGTCAACTACGAAGATGTGTTTTCACAAGTTCGTATGTGGGATAACTATATCTACGTAGAACTTCTTAAAAGAAAGATTGCTATTCCTCCTAAAAAGGAAAGTAATAAAGATGAGAAGTATGCAGGTGCATACGTTAAGGAACCTAATCCTGGAATGTATGATTGGGTGGTATCATTTGACTTAAATAGTCTATACCCCCACTTGATCATGCAGTACAATATCTCCCCTGAGACACTACAGGATGTTAAACATCCAACAGTAACTGTTGATAAGATACTCAATCAAGAAGTAAATATTAATGGTCCATTTGCTGTCTGTGCTAATGGTGCTCAATACAGCAGAGAAAAGCAGGGGTTTCTGCCTCAGTTGATGCAGAAGATGTATGACGAGCGTGTTATTTTCAAAAAGAAAATGATCACTGCTATGAAGGAGTATGAAAAAAATCCTAGTGTAGAACTATCTAATGAAATTGCTAGATGTAATAACATTCAAATGGCGAAAAAGATCTCTCTCAATAGTGCTTATGGTGCTATTGGTAATGAACATTTTCGCTATTATAAACTTGCCAACGCAGAAGCTATTACACTATCTGGTCAGGTTTCTATCCGTTGGATAGAAAACAAAATGAATGCTTACCTAAACAAAATACTTAAAACAAAGGAGGTTGACTATGTTATTGCTTCAGATACTGATTCCATCTACCTTAATCTTGGTCCTTTGGTCGAGGTTATATACAAAGAACGAGAAAAGACTACTGAGAGTATTGTTGGGTTCCTTAACAAGATCTGTGAGGTGGAATTTGAAAAGTATATTGAGAGTTCTTACAAAGCGTTGGCCAACTACGTCAACGCCTATGATCAGAAAATGACTATGAAGCGGGAGAATATCGCTGATCGTGGTATTTGGACTGCTAAAAAAAGATACATTTTAAATGTATGGGATAGTGAAGGGGTTCGATACAAAGAACCTAAACTAAAAATTATGGGACTAGAAACTGCTAGGTCTTCTACTCCTGCATATTTTAGAACAAAACTATATGATGCTTTTAAGATGATCGTTACTAAGACTAATGATGATCTTATTAAATACATTGAAGACACCAAGAGAGAGACAAATTCTCAGGATTATTCTGAGATCTCTTTCCCTCGAGGAGTAAATGGTTTGAATAAGTATCAAAGTAAATCTGATATCTATCAGAAAGGCACACCTATTCATGTAAGGGGTGCATTGTTGTACAATTATTACATTCGTAAGAACAACATTCAGAACAAACATCAGATGATTCAAGAAGGTGAGAAGATTAAGTTTGTGTATTTAAAAATGCCTAATCCAATCATGGAAAATTGTATTTCATACTTCAGTGAAATACCAAAAGAGTTTGGACTAGACAATTATATTGATCACAATCTACAGTTTGATAAATCTTTCTTGAAACCTCTGGAAAATGTGCTAGAATGTATTGGTTGGACAAGTAAGAAAATCGTCACCCTTGATAGATTCTTTGGATGACTAAAAAGGTTTTCGTCGTCACCTGGACTAATTCAGTCGTAGGTCAGGTTAGTCCTGATAGCATTAAATTGTTTGAGGACTATACAACTGCTCTTGGTTTTGCTAAACTTATGAGCAAAGAATATAATTATGTAAATTTTTATGAGGATGAAGCAACACAATGGGATTCTTAGATACTGTAATTAAAGATAGTGGAAATGAATTCGCTAGTAAAGTTAGTGAAGGAATCGCTGCAGGAGATATCACAAGTTATATTGATACTGGTTCTTATATCTTCAATGCGTTAGTTAGTGGGTCGATTTATGGAGGTCTTCCTTCTAACAAAGTTACTGCACTTGCAGGAGAGTCAAGCACAGGTAAAACATTCTTTGCTTTGAGTGTTGTTCGCAATTTCCTTGAACTCAATCCTACAGGAGGAGTTATATACTTTGAGTCTGAGTCAGCAATTTCTAAATCCATGATTGAAGAACGTGGTATTGACTCTAATCGTATGATTATGATGCCTGTTTCTACGATTGAAGAATTTCGTACACAGGCAAGTAGGATTCTTGATAAGTATTTGAAAGAACCTAAAGATCAACGTGTACCTATGATGTTTGTCTTAGACAGTCTTGGTATGCTTTCAACCTCTAAAGAAATGGAGGACGTCTCTAATGATAAACAAGTCAGAGACATGACTAAGAGTCAATTGATCAAAGGTGCTTTCCGTGTATTGACTTTGAAACTAGGACAAGCAAACGTTCCTATGCTAGTTACTAATCATACATATGATGTAATAGGATCCTATGTTCCCACAAAAGAAATGGGTGGAGGTACAGGTCTCAAGTATGCAGCATCTAGTATCATCTATCTTACAAAGAGTAAAGAACGTGATAGTAAAAAAGAAGTTGTGGGTAACATTATTAAGTGTGAAGCAAAAAAATCTCGTTTAACAGTGGAGGGTAGTAAAATTGCAACACGTCTATTTTTTGACGAACGTGGTCTCGATAAGTACTATGGACTCTTGGAACTCGGCATTGACCACGGGATCTTTGGAAAGAACGGCAATAGAGTTCTTATTGGTAAATCTTCCGTTTATCCTTCTGCTGTCCTTGCTGATCCCGAAAAGTATTTCACCCCCGAGGTCATGACCAAACTTGACCAAGCAGCAGAAAAGGAGTTTGCTTATGGCAACTGAGAGGATAGAAGAAACAATTGTTCGGAACCTCTTGTGTAATGAAGAATACTATAGGAAAGTTATTCCTCATCTCGACACATCATACTTTGAAAACAATGTAGATAAAACTATCTTTGAAGAGATTCAAGACTTCTCTTGTAAGTATGATAAGTTGCCCACGAAAGAAGTCCTTAGGATTAGTTTAGGACAGAGAAATGATGTTACAGATGAAATATACAAGTGCTCTATAGATCAGATTACTTCTTATACTGACGAGTGGGTTGATTATAATTGGTTAGTTGACGCAACAGAAAAATGGTGTCAAGAACGTGCTATCTATAATGCACTCATGCAATCTATTAAGATTGCTGATGGTGGAGATAAGAAAGTAAAGAAAGATGCAATCCCCTCAATACTACAGGATGCTCTTAGTGTATCTTTTGATGAGCATATTGGACATGACTACATAGAATCTGCTGACGAAAGATATGAATTTTATCATAGAGATGAAGAAAAAATACCGTTTGATCTCGAGAAGTTTAACCACATTACAAAAGGTGGTATCCCTAATAAGACTCTCAATGTCGCACTTGCTGGTACTGGTGTCGGGAAAAGTTTATTCATGTGCCATATGGCTAGCGCCGCGCTCATGCAAGGGCGTAACGTTCTCTATGTTACACTTGAAATGGCAGAAGAAAAAATTGCTGAACGAATTGATGCAAACTGTCTCAACATCAACATCAAAGACTTAACTGATGTTCCACAAGTAATGTTTAGATCTAAGATCTCTGACTTACAACGTAAAACTAAAGGTAAACTTATAATTAAAGAATACCCTACAGCATCTGCACACGCAGGACATTTTCGTTCTTTATTGAATGATCTGACCTTGAAAAAACAGTTCAAACCTGATATAATATTTGTAGATTATCTTAACATCTGTGCTAGTGTTAGATACAAAGGTGCTATTGTAAATTCTTACACCTATGTTAAAGCAATTGCTGAAGAACTCAGAGGTCTTGCCTGTGAGTTTGATCTACCCATTGTATCCGCTACTCAGACTACTAGGTCTGGTTATGGTAATAGTGATGTTGACCTTACTGATACTTCAGAATCCTTTGGTCTACCTGCCACTGCTGATCTCATGTTCGCTCTTATCAGCACTGACGAGTTAGAGGCAGAAAATAAAATCTTGGTTAAACAACTTAAGAACAGATACAATGATCCAACTGTTAATAGAAAATTTGTAGTTGGTATTGATCGTGCTAAGATGAAACTATATGATGTTGATGATTCTCAACAGCAACTAATAAATGATGCTGAAGACGATGACGTAGCAGATTCACTTGACTCTCTTAAAAAGAATCAAGCACGACTATCTAAATTTGCTGAATGGAATTATTAGATGACACTTTCTAAAGAAACAATAGATAAACTTGCTGACGCACTTACATTAGAAGTTATTGATTATATTATTGATAACCCTAAGACAAAAACATTTCTATATGAAATGATTAGCGACGCACTATGTGATAAGTTAGGTAACAAGAATGAAGACGGTACTTGCTCTTTTGATAGCAGTTTTCTTACCCCTGCTGTTCTTGATAAAATCACATTAACACTTACTCCTAACACAATGCCCTCTGACCCTGCGACATTATGACTACTCCTATTGATCCTACCGTTGATTACAACAAATATATTGACTTTGTTGACTCTACTACCAGTTTCCCTTCAAAAGATGCTGAAGAATTTGTAGCTCGAATATATGATTTGAAAGAAAAAGGTGTAAACATTGAACGTCTCCTGACCGCTGCTGTTGGTATTACTGCTGAGGGTGGTGAGTTTACTGAGATTGTTAAGAAGATAGCATTTCAAGGTAAGGAACTAAATGATGATACAAAAACTCATCTTGTAAAAGAAATGGGTGATGTGTTTTGGTATCTAGCACAAGCATGTCTCGCACTAAATGTAGATTTTCAAACAGTTGTGATGACTAACATGATGAAACTTGCAGCAAGATACCCTGATGGTAAGTTTGATATTCAAAAATCAGAAGTCCGCAAGGAAGGAGACATCTAATCCTTACCTCCCACTAAATAAGTTGGGAGGTTTTTCTTATGGCATTTAATAGCATACCTACAAGTCTTGCAGAGATGCGAAAAGTCGCAGGGAGTAGTATTGATAAAAAATACATCCGAGGAATAATCTCTTTCTATAGAAAAGTAAGTGAAACACACGGTGTTAATAATCCATTAGCATTTAATCCTGCTACCACATCTGGAAAGAGTGCAAAGTTAATGCGTGCTTTAAATGGTGATGTTGATATTGCAAAGTTAAAAAGAGAATGTAAATTAGATAGTAATTTTAAAATTACCTGGGGTGATGGTAGTAGAGGTAATCGTGGTACAGGTAACACTGGTAATTTGTTTGAAGCACAATTAGAGAAAGGATTAAACGATTGGATTGAAGGAGA